AGCAAGTACTTGTTACAGAGCTGTACCCGTCTACACTCCGCATCAAGCCGGCCACTGTAAACCCTGTATCGCCCCGGTGACGTAATCCGGCGCTTAACGGTTGCGCGATAGCACCCAGCATGCAGGCTATACACCACCCTATCAGCCGTGGGACGGGACACGGACGGGAGGCGTATTTCCTGCTGGCAAAATCAATAAAATGAGAGGAGCCACAGCCATGAGTAGCCACATACGTAGTCCGCCGCTAGTTCTCAGTTTGCCAGGTATTCAGCCCGATGCCGTAGCAGATACGAGGACTTTTTTCGCGTTAACAAGCTCATATTTAGCCCATATTCAGATTTCAAGTTCGGTTCGATAATTATAATAGTTACAACGTCTAAATCCGTTTACGTTCGTTCTGGTGCGCCATAGCCATATTTTATTGCTTGCGCTCTACTTATGTCCGTGATATGCTATAGGCATTACATGGGCTTCCAGGGCTTCCAGGGCTTCCAGGGCTTCCAGGGCTTCCAGCAAAATTGTACTTATTTTACTAATTTTTCGCAAGGATTTTTTGGTAATATTTTGTCTTTTGCCATAGCCATAAAATACGAAAATTATAATATTTTTGTTCCCATAATATTTCTATCAAATCATTTACCCCGGGGGTATTAATTTTCTTTACCTTACGCTCAGATTTTCAACTTATCCAACATAACGGGCATGAGCTTGCCGTACCGTTTCTTTGCTAATTTTTGCATAGCACTTAAGTGTTGTATCAACTTTTTCATGACCAAGCACTTCCTTTACCATCTCAATTGGAGCACCCTTATTAATCATATCTGTTCCTACTGTACGCCTGAAAACATGAGGTGTAATTCTAACACCGTCTAAATCCGCATCACGTTCTTTTATTTGATTAAGAATATTTCGTACTGTCTGGTCCCCTATGCGGCTTTGAGGCCTATGTGGTGATACAAACAACGCTGGGTTATCATCATTACGGCTGTCGAGATATCTCCAAAGATGCAATGCCACTTGTCCATTTAAACATACTTGCCTTTCTTTTCTTCCCTTTCCATAAACCACAGCAGTTTTACGATGAAAGTCCACATCTGTAATATCCATTCCACATAGCTCAGATACCCTTATACCTGTTACATATAACATATCACATAATGCCAACTCAAATTCATTTTCACAAGCACATCTTACCATTTCACGTTGTTCTGGTTGCAATGTCGAACCTATTTTATATTCCACCCGTGTTTCTTTTAATTTCTTAGCTGGATTATTTGGTAACAGGTCCTCTGTATACAGAAAAGAGAAGAAACTACGAATAGATATAAGTTTACTATTATATGTCCTGTCTTTCCATTTACGAACAAGCTTTCCATATGCAAGGTATCCCTTTAAATCTTGATATGTAATTTCCTTTACATTTTTATTTATATGTGCCATCATATTTTTTAAATTACATTTATAGTTGTTAATACTACCATCTGTGCACCCATCTAACTTCATCTGGAGCAAATAGGCATTAAGGTATTCCACTGACATATCTATTTCATTAGATAACGCTGTTTCTTCTGTAAAAAACTGAAATCCAGATAAACACATGTTGAGTATCTGTTTTACTTGATTAAGTCGTTCCTGTTCTTCGATGATATCTACAATATTATCCATCACACGCCTGACAACATCATCCATACTTACCTGTTCTGCCATATATTTCCACCCATCCTTTCCTTGTAATCTTGTATAGGATAGGTTATAATTATCCTATACAATGAGGAGAAGCCCTTCAGCCGCCAAGCACACTGGGCTTCTTTTTTCGTACATATGTTCTTTTGTGATGTTTTTTATTGCCGGGGTACTCCCCCCGGCTTATTTCATTTCAATTTCAATATTACATTCATCTTTCAACACGGAACGGATATCATCCAGTGTGTACAACCCCTTATCAAACTGCCTATAAAACTCGATACAGTAATCTACGAACCGTTGTTCCCGGCTCTTTCCGTCCACTTCCCTACGTATCAGTTGACCAAAATGGTCCTTAAACATCAATACTGGAATACCCAACATCATGAGAAAAGCAGTCTCTGCCGCGTCATGGGTAGCCTCTTGTTTAATTTCCCGCAATTGGTCTCTGGATAGATTATATGTAGGCTGTTTTCTGTTCTCTCGCTCTACACGGCGCCTTTCTGCTCGTGTCATAATATCTCCTCACTCCTTCGACAAATCATGTGTCTTTATCATCCATAGAGTATCAATTTTTTTCTCTATAAATACGTTCTATTTCTTCCAATAAGACATGTATTAATAGATTCTTGATGAATTGACTTTCTCCGAATTCCTTCCCTAAGTCTTTTATTCCATCTATAAGACCATCCCAGTATTTATCAGAATCATCGGGTTCACTATACTGCTTAAACAGTTTCCATGTATATGTAAATGCCCTCTGGTAATCCTTTTCCAACAATGGCTCACCACCTGCCCTGACTCTCTTTATTTCTTGCCAAACGGCTAGGCAAAACAGCCGTCTCATGACTCCAATGTCATGCTTCCATAGCATTTCTTCTATATGTTTCTTCGTAACCTTTTTACAGTTTTTCATTAGCATCCATGCGTCTGTGTAGGCTTGCCAGTACCTCTTAAGTTGTTCTTCGCTCATACTCCACCGCCCTTACCGTGCACAAACAACTAAAACACTTATCATCACCAAACTTTCCATCATAGTGACTACATGTGGAACATGACTTTTTATTAGCCTCCATAATAATTTTTCTTAACCACATATGTAATTCATAAGTCACTTTTTCACCTTCTTTTAACCTATTTTTATTAGTTCGTATTATTAAAGCCTCATTCTTTCTATCACTGCTTTTTATATCATCCTTTCAAAAATTCTTGCTAAATAGCTCAAGCTGCTTCACTGGTTCAAAATTCATCCACAATACTTCTCGTTTCTTACTACACACCTGGGAATAACAAATTGTTTCTTCCCTATACCATCCCTGCAGGCGGTCGTTGTACAATTTATTATCATAACCACTTAGAAGGACCGGCCCCTTATGTGCCAGAAGCGTGTCAAGCAAATCGTTCTGATTCTTGTCGTCCATCTCGAACCGATATTGTTTCCCATGTCTGGTACCTAAAACGTAAGGAGGGTCCGCATAAATTAATACATTCGGATAGTTAAATCTTGGTATAAGTTCCACAGCTGGCCGATTTTCTATCTGTACTCCACGAAGTCGTTCGGCCGCCTGCATAATCTTTTTCGGCAAATTGCACCAATCCTGCGAAGCGTACGAACGCTCTCGCCCTTGGACATCATTCTTCCATCCAACTTTTTCACCGTTCGTCCGAAATCCATGCCCCATGTTCAGACGTATGTAAAAATTTACAGCTCTGTCAAAGCTATCTGCTGGCACCGTTGCAAATGCGTCATCATATACCTTCCTAGCATATGGTGTAAAATATATCTCTCTGGCCAGACGTTCTGGGTCTTTGCGCATCCATTCAAATAAGTTAACTATATTACTGTCTAAATCATTCACAGTTTCAATATGGCTGCGGGGTTTATTAAATAAAACAGCTCCGCTCCCCAAAAATGGCTCCAGATAACTGTGGTGTGGCGGAAAGAAACTAATAATCCAGTTTGATATACTCCACTTACTGCCTGGATATTTCATTACTGCTTTCATCTTCGCTCCTTTGTAAAGACCTAATAGTGCATATGTCAGTTTTCCTGTTTTAAAAGATTCTGAATCTCACGGATATGCCGCCGAATATCTCCGGTCTTTTTAGGTCCCAAGTCAACGCACATGTCGTCCACGGCTTCTTGAAGATTGGCAGCCATACTTGATAATTCATTTTCTGGATAATACTTTTTTATTGTAACGCTATCTGCTGAGGCATATATTTCCATAGGTGTTCCTTCGTTTATTCCTAACTTCCTCCTTATTTCCTTCGGCAGCACTATCCGCCCCAAATAGTCCACCCTACGTACAATTCCTATTCCATTCATATTTTATATTCCTTTCTCCGGTTCTCCCGAAAATGTTAATTTACACGACTATTCCACCGTGCTATTGTTTCTTCTTTACTTCTATCATGCCCCGCTGTGCAGTCACAACCAAAATATGTTTGGCATTGTGGGCAAGCTACTATGTATATGTTCCCATAGCATTTCGTCAATGTCGGGAATTCATTTCCACAAAATGGACAAGGTTTTAATTGTTCCATCTATGCTCCTTTCCTCCGGATAGCCCGGCCTCCTTCCTTGGTTTTCAAAATAACGATATAGTGGATGTGCGCCAGACCGGACCCCCTGGCCGTATGGTCCTCCATTATCTCTCCATAGGCACATCCGCTGCTGGTCTTACTGGTTGTGCATACACCAGAGCCATGCCAGCTATCTTTATACAGTCTCGGTCCTGCGAATCAGGTCCCGGTATGCGTTGCTGTGTTATAAGCGTTACACGGGCATCTGGTATGGACAAGGGCTTCCCAGGTGACACCGGTCCACAAGCTCCTCCGCTTCACCGCTCTCCAGCGCTTTAATAGCCATCTCATAAGCCTGTATCTGTTTCTCCGCCTCTGCTATAAAACCTATCTTGTCAGGTATCGTGTTTCCGACAATTCCAGTGCGTACCATTTGCGCCCATCCCTTATCTGTAGTTTGGTAGCGGTATGTATTAATGTGCTCCTGTAATATCGCAATTGCTCCTTGTCTATCTATCATCCATCTACCTCCATGCGCCACTCAACATCCCATTTGATTCTCTGCCCACAGTGTCCACAATATGGATAATTTGAATTGACCCCTTCACCACAAGATGGGCACAATCCGATATTCTCTTTGTCTTTAATAAAACACCTTTCATCCTCTGGTTTTTTTGCTATCTGTTTCTGTAGAGCTGATATGACAGCCTCAACATTTTTCAGTGGTATATTCTTAAATGACTTAACCTCTTGGCATCCCATCAATTTTGCATTTTCAACTACCATTGACAGGTCTTTCGCGATTCCTTCTTCAATCATCCCTCTGCCTCCTTATATGGCTCCGGTAATGGCATCCATGCCAGCACGTCCAGTTTATCCCACCCGTCAGTAAATGATGCTCCGTTCCAAAATGCCCTAATCACACAGTCTGTAGTTTTGACAGACACTAAATATATCTCCAATGGCTTGTTATCATATATTGGATTCTCTTCCGGTTTCTTTGGGAGCCGTTCCGAAGCGGGAATCCACGCATCGCCCAGGGCCGCAATAGCTTCCATTGCACGCCAAACTCCATTAGCCGCTTCCTGGTCATGTTCTTCTCTTTTTATGCGCTCATACAGTCTTGCTAATGTGTCGATTGCTTTTTCTTTTTCCAAATATTTTTTCATTCTCGTTCCTCCGCTAAATAGGTGTTTAATCAAACGGTATTTCCCCTTGTACTGCAATAAATCCAGTATCAGTCTTATTCCATCCATATATTTTGGTTTCGGATGAATAGTTCTTCAGACGTTTGGTTTCTGGCTCATAATAAAGTGGGATAAAGTAATCCATCATGCCGCCATCACGGTCCTTAGCAATCTCAATTACGTTTGTTGCCTGGTAAATCGGGTTATCATCTTTCCAACCAAACATTTGCTTACTAAGGCGTTTGAAATCCTGATTAACTCTATGCACAATAAATGCATTATCTACAGCATTTCCTAAATCTGCTGTACCAGAAATATCGTCCAACCGCAAAAATCCCATAGCCTTGCGAGGGTGTGCCACAAACAAAATATGTACATTATAAGGCTTAGCAATCTCACCTTGCAGTGTCAAAATAAATTTGGTTTGTGCCTCATATTTGTTTTCTGACATACCGGAAATATCGAAGGTCATAAGGTTATCTAAAATCAACATATCCAACTTGTCAGCCTCTATTTTACGTTTAAATTGTTCTTCCACCGCTTGAAAATCAAATCCGTATTCGTTGTTGTATAACCAGAATTTTCTATCCAGCCATTCCGCAATCTGCTCCTGATATTTTCTCTGTACATTGTAATAACCTTCGAATTGAGTAGGCTCTGTGTAGCCTTTTCCGGCAGCCTGTAGATTCATCCATCTCATAAAATTCTTTGGGGCCAATTCCCCTGAAAAAACTCCAATATTGTTTCCAGCCTCAACGCCGTCCAGAACCATCTCGGAAATAACAGAACTTTTACCAGCTGCTCTCAACCCTGACATAACAGAAACATATCCCTTTTTTAGTCCCCTCATTTTTTTGTCAACATCTGCAATTCCAGTTTTTATAAAACGTTCATCTGGCACCGGCAGGTTTAGAATATCCGTAGCCGTATAAAATATCGGTTTTCCATCTACCGGTTGAATAACCTTTACTTGGGATTGAACTGGTTGCCTTGAATAAATTTTCCGCTCATATTCCTGTTGCCTCTTTTCGTATGCATCAGGTTCATACAATATTCTCACATCCCGCCAGGTTTTATCCTGGCAGGAATTATGAAAGCAATGAAATCCGATTGCCCCTGACCGCGCCTGGAAAATACAGGCGTCTTTTCCTTTGTGGTTGCTGTCAAACGGGCATTGTTCCAAAATATACTTGGTTCCGTCCGAATAACTGGTCTTTTGATACCGCAATCCATATTTTATCAGCCATTCCTCCAAGTCGAATTCTCTGGGGCTGTAATCATTGTATTTCTGTGGCTTCTCTGGTACAGGAAGCATAGCCGCTAATTTTTCCAGATATGCTTTATCTGTTGGTTCTTTACTTCCCTCAGTCAGCAAGTGACTCATACGGTGCGGATTCTCCGATGTATTACTTCCTTTCCGCGCCATTGTTCCATATAATTTGCAGATTCTTGCCGGGTTAAAATTGGACTTGTCGATGGATACAGTCTCATTGCTAAAAAACATGTCCAACACCATAAGACAACTCTTTACCAAAGTTTTATTTTCCTCTGAATTTGCAAGCTGAATCCTATATAACAAATGTATTCC